ACTTGAAACGGTAAATGAATAGACTTTTATTGTAACTTTTACGGCCTCAGAAATTGACAGCCTACCAATTACAAGAATGGGCTATTTGCACGACAAAAAGACCGAAAAAAGCACTTATGTTTCTTTTTGGGATAGTGCGACTGAGGAATATAAACAGCTAGTAAATAGGGGTTCAGAATATGATTTGTCCTTAACCCTACACGCCTTTTTGCAAAAGGTACAATATTATACCCCTTGTGATTACCAAGATGAATCACACAGTATTTGTCAAGGTGGTATCTTGCACCCTAGCGGCCACACGTGCCCCAGTTGTTCTGGTTCTGGTAAAAAGGTACACACATCTAGCCAAGATGTTATTGAGGTTCAGTTACCGTCTGAGGATGGCGAAAACATAAGTATAAGCCCAAAAGATTTTGTGTTTTATGTTGATGTACCCTTTGATATTGTTAAGCAACAAAAGGAGGATGTAAGCCAATACACCCCAAAAATCACAGAGGCTGTTTTTGGTGTGGATATAAGCCACCAACAAGGGGCAATGGCAACGGCCACCCAGATACAGAACTATTATGATACGGCACAAGATGCCATGTTTGAGTTCACCAAATCACCCCAGCGGCTGTTTACCTTTACGGTTGATATTATGGCCCAGAGTTTAGAGGTACAAGACCTAGAAACAAAACTACTTTATACCAACGAATATGACCTTGAAAGTGAGGAATATTTGATGCAACTTTTAAAGCTGGCAAAAGAGGCGGGAGCCAGCCCAGAGGTGATTGAAAACATCAACAAAAGGATAGTGGTGAAACAAAATAGAACTGATTCAAGTTACATGACAATATACAACATCATGCGCAAATTTGAACCGTTTAGTAATATCACCCCAGACCTTAAAGCCAACATTGTTTTGCAGCTACCAGATAGCAGCCCACAAAAGGCACTACTATTGAATTTTAAAGAAATTACTGAGGATATTGTAGCCAATGAACCCGCCTTTTTATTGCTTGATTATAACCAGCAAAAAGACATAATAAAAGCAAAGGCACAAGCATTCGCAGAAATGGCAACGGTGCAAAATTCAGTACGTGAAATAAGGGGTTTTAATATCACAGATTTTGACGAAACCGACGAACCAGAAACTGAATAATACATGACACCAAATTTAACAGACCTTAGAAAAATAGCCCGCAAACGTTCCAAGTATTTGCGAGGTTCTGAGGATGGTTTATTGTCAAGGGCTGCAAGCATGGAACGTAAATTAAACGCCTATGTTTTGAATACTTTGGTGCCCAGCCTACAAATGAGGAATAATACAATAATAAACACGACCGCCAACCTAAAAAAAGTTAATAAGGTGGCTGGCTTGAAACGGTTCATGAAAACGGTTGTTGATTTGGCTATGTTAGAGTATTATGAAAAGCAATTTACGGGTATAAATAGGTTATCAAATCAATATTTTAATAGGTTTGAACCAACCGATGCAACAAAAGAACGTATAATTAATAGAGGCCAATTAATTACAAGCGGTTTTGTTGATGAACTTTTTGATAATAATGAGGTGGTAAAAAACCTACAAAATACAATCAGAAATTCAATAATAACAGAACAAAGAACAGCTGATTTAAGGGGCCTATTAAGTGACCAAATTAAGGGCCGTGAAAACAAGATGGGCCTATTATCTAGCTACCACTACAAAAACGGATATGATGAATTTCAAGGGTATTCAAGAGGCCTTGATGAACAATACAGCAAAGCCCTTAAATTGAATTATGCTTTTTATGCTGGTGGCAAGATAAAAAGTACCCGTGATTTTTGCCAACAAAGAAGCGGCAACCTTTACAACCGTGAAACGATATTGAGCTGGAATACGGTACCCGCTGACTGGGCGGGGCGAAAGCCAGACAATGATATTTTGATTGATATGGGCGGGTACAATTGCCGCCATGATTTTGACTGGGTGAGCTGGGAATTAGCCAAACGAATTGACCCAAATATTGAGCGTTCAAAATTTGATAAAATAGCATGAGTACAATATATAAATACTACCTTAATGATGTTGAATACAGCCCCACAAATACGGGTGATTTCACTTTGGATATTAGCTTGGTTCAAGAGGCTGGAAGCTATCAATATACAACCAATTTAAACGGCTCAATTAACTTTAATAATGCCGCTTATGATTTTATATTATTGCATGATGATTGCCAAAAAATAGAACTGACAATAAAAGAGTTTTGCGGTGAGGGTGTTTTTGTTGTGTGGTACGGCTATTTTACAATACGTGATTGTTCTTTCAGCCCAGACCAAAAAAGGGTTGAAATAAGCCCAAAACAAGACAGCTTGTACAAGTGCTTGACTGATAATTATGATAGAGAATTTAACATATTAGAGGCTACAGAAATACAAAGTTCAATTTATGTTCCAAATTATAGAGGGTATGAATATAGGGTTGAAAATAGAATCACGCAACCTTTTTACCCACCCTTTGTTGAATGCGGTGGTATTTCACCCTTTTTTGGTTTTGGCGTTTATGTTCGTGAGTTAAAAACAACTTATTGCCAAGCTGGTGAACCACAACCCCCAGCGGGCACGGGCTGGGAGTTATTATTTAATAATTGTGCATCTGAAAATTTGGCAACATGGTACAGAAAACCCGCCCAGTTTATAAACCCCGCCAGTTGTGTTTTAATATTTACAGATACCGTTTGTGTTGGGCCGCCATGCACACCACCAACCCCCCCAGCGGTGGGCAATTGGTATTTGATGGATAGTTTAGATATTGGAACATCTGTTATTGGATTTTGGATTGATTTAGATTCAATACCAGTACAAGAACAACCGATTAATAACGGGCGTTTATTAAAAGATATTATCAATTTGGGCTTGAATAAGTTTTGCCCAGAACTTGACCTACAAAGCCAATTTTTGACAAACATTGTCAACCCCGTAACGGGCACCAACCCAAGTTCAACTGAGGCAATACAATTTCATTCTATAAGTGATGTAAAAGACCCAACGGCAACGGAACCCGCCACCGTTGAAAACATAACTTTAAAAGAAATATTTGATAGCTATATTAGTTCAAAACTGAATTGTTTTTGGCGTATTGATGAGGGCACAAAGCGGCTAATTATTGAACATTATAATGACCTAAATAATATTGGCTCAATAGATTTAACAGCTATACAAGGCGGCAAATATACAAAATTAAGAAATCAATATGAGTATGATAATAGCGACATACCAAAGGCAGAAAATTTCCCCAGCCTTGATTCAAGCATAGATTTTACGGGGGTTGATATTGTGTACAATAATGATTGTTCAGAGGGCGTGAAAACTTATAATACATCAAAATTTTATAGTGAGGTTGAAAGTATAGTAAATGACCCAGACGAATACCCAAATGATGGCATTGTGGCAATTACGCCAGACAGCTTGGCACCACCAGCCGACCCCAACGGCACAAGGGCTGAGGATGGCATTATAACGGGCCAATACTCAGCGAATGCACCACAAGGGATGGCCAACCTACAAGATAAGTTCTGGAAGTTTTATAGGCCCTTTGAAAGTGGTGAAATGAATTTTATTGATACACCTTTTACAAAAAATAAACCAGTCAAAAAATTAGAGGAATTACAAATACCCGTTTGTTGTTTCTTTTTGTTTAATCCTTACAGTAGTTTTATAGGGAATAATTTTAATAATGGCCAGTTACAAAGTGCCAGCCTAAATTTGAAAACTGGTTTTTTGACCATAAATGTAAATTATTATGAGTAGTATAAATATACTAAATAGATGCACTGCCAGCCATCAAGGGGGCGGGCTACCTTTTTATGATAATCAAGATTATGTTTTTAGCAAAAACAACAACGGATTTAATGCCCCGCTGGGCTTGTGGTCGGTACCTCCAAACAAGGTGCCCACCTTTCAAATATTTGTACCCGCCTTGTATGATTCAATAGTTACTTTTCAATATTTATTGACAAAGGGCGGGAACATTTTTACGGGTGTTTTTAACCCACCAATTAGTTCAATTACAAGTACAGCCATAACAGTTAACGGAACGGCTAAAATAGTGTACCAAACAAGCGACAGCGGCACCCTATTGACACCAGCCCCAGAGGGCCGTTATTTAATAAATTTAGTTTTGGCAGATTCAGCAACGGGCACCCAAACAATTGAGCTATATTCTGAGGAATTTATGTCGGCTGATTGTTGTTAAAATTTTATACTATGAGTTTTTTAGATTTTGCAATAAGGTTGAAAATATTGATTGAGGAAATTGAGGGAAACCGTGAGGAAGAAAGTGTGGTAATTGCTGGTGATGTAATGGCCCAAATAAGGAACCGTGTACAAGAAAGAAAGGTTGATGCAGATGGCAGCCCGTTTGGACAATATTCACAAGCTTTAGTACCCCAGTGGTTCTTTTATGGCAAGTCAAATAACCAAACGGCTGAGGCAGATTTAAGGGCTGGTGACTGGTTTGTATCTTATGCAGAATTTAGAGATTTAAACGGGCTATCAAGTGATGATATTGATTTTACTTTTAGCGGTGATTTATTCAAAACAACGGGGGTGGTAAACGTTGAAAATGATGATGCCAGTACAACCGTTGTGCTTGGTGGTCAAAATGCTAGAAGTGAGCAAATTTTAGAATGGCAAGAGCCCAGATATGGAAATATAATTGAACCCAGTGAACAAGAAATTGAATTTGCTTTTGATGCCCACCGTGAACGGGTTTTTAATACAATAAACAGAATTTTACAATGAAAATAAAATACTTAATTGATACTATATTGACACCTAAATTATCTATTCTTGATTTTGTTGATAGATATGCGGGTATCGTAAGAACTATCAATATAGCTGAGGGCAACGGAACTGAAACGGGAATTGTAAAAAGATACCCAGTGGCTTGTGATGTCACGGGTGCGGATTGTGCTAATCTTGGCATATATCAAGACCTTGTACCCAACGACACCAAAAAAAGTGTGATATACTGGGAAATGATAGCCCCGATGTCAAATGTAGGGTACACCAGCACCAGAAATTTCTTTGAAAAAAGGTTTAGAGGTACCGCCCGTTTGGTGGTATGGTTGAACCTTGCAAAGCTAGGGATTGAAAATTGTACGGATGCCGTCAATATTATACCTATTTTAGAAAAAGAAATAACAACCAGAGGTAAAATTATGGGCGGGGTTTTTGATGGTGCCCAGCTTAGAATACAGCCCCAAAAAATGGTGGCCCAAGAAATAAACACGGTCTTTGGTAAATATGATTATAACAAGCTTAAAAACTTTTATTTGTACCCCTTTGATTTTTTCGCTATTGATGTACAATTTACCCTTGAACAATGTTTGGATAAAGGCGGTATTTTTCCAGTGTTACCCGCCAAAGATTGTGTCAATCAGATACCAGAAAATAATATATGTAAAAGCCTTTCTTTTGATGGGGTTAATGAGTTCTTAGATTGTACTAATAATGCAGCATTTGATTTTAATGGAGCTAATGCTTTTAGTATTGAAAGTTGGGTAAAATTTGATGATTTAACGGGCGGGCGCTTTATTGTTAGTAAATGGACGCGGCCAACGCCTACAGATGTTAGGGCGTATTATCTTTCAACTTTGGGTAACAATTTAAGATTTTTATTTGGTAGTTCAAATATGAATTTAATTATAGTAAATTCTACACAAGCATTAACTACTAGCGTTTGGTATCATATTGTTTTAACTTATGACGGCTCAAGTGACGCCAACGGCGTAAAGTTTTATATTGATAATACTATTACACCAAAAACAATTCAGAGAAATAATTTAAGCGGCGTAACAACAAATAATGAACCCCTACAAATAGGTGGTCAAGATACTTTTTTCAGTGCCGCACAAATTGCAAAAACACGGGTTTGGAATTTAGAATTAACACCCGCTGAGGTGTCAACAATGTGGAACGGGGGAACGATACAAACCAGCCCCGTACAAAGTGCAAATTTGGTGCTAGATACTGATATAAACGGTGCAACTTTTAGCGGTCAATTTAATGTACCAGACTTAACTGGTATAACTGGGGGCTATACCTCAGTAAACATGGAAACAGATGATTTAAAAAATGAATGCCCAGAGTAATGAAAAAGATAAAAAAATATAAAAACACAATTGGCCTTTTAATAGCTTGTATCATGTTTCTTTGGTATAT